GAAGTTGCTTCTATCAAAGAAGAACTGACTGATAGAGTTGTTGCATATCTTGAGTATGTTGCAGAAGAGTGGATGATTGAAAATCAACTCGCTGTAGAACAAGGACTCAAGACTGAAATGACTGAATCATTCCTTGCTGGAATGAAGCAACTTTTTGAAGATCATTATGTAACTGTTCCTGAAGATAGATATGATGTTATCGAGAGTATGGTAGATAAACTTGATGAAATGGAAGGAAAACTCAACGAGCAAATCGAAAGAAATGTTGCTCTTAATAGAAGATTAGCAGAGTCAGTTGCTGATGTAATCTTTGCAGATGTCGCTGAGGGTCTTGCACTTTCTCAGAAGGACAAACTCGCTTCTCTTGCCGAAAATGTTGAGTTTGATAGTGAAGCAAACTATCGTGAGAAACTGGTAACTCTGAGGGAATCGTATTTCCCAACAAATACTGGTACTCAAAGAGATGAAACCGAGAATCTTTCGGAGCAAGTTTCCTATGATGATACTCAATCAGTATCACCAATTATGGAAGCATATCTCCAAACACTCGGAAGAGTCGCTAAAAAGTGATTTTTAAATTATAAATCAAACTAAAACTTTTTAAAAAGAGGTAAAAATCAAATGCAAATGTACAATGCAGAACATTTGCAGGAGAAGTGGGCACCGATCCTTGATTATTCCGGAATGGATCCAATCAAAGATTCACATCGTAGATCGGTAACTGCTATCCTGCTAGAAAACCAAGAAAGAGAGCTCCGTGAAGAGCGTTCTTTCCTCTCAGAAGCTTCCCCAACTAACTCTGCCGGTACTGGTGGATTTGGTGGTAGTGCGTCTAACACAACAGGATCACCAGTCGCAGGTTTCGACCCTGTACTGATTTCCCTGATTCGTCGTTCAATGCCTAATCTGATCGCTTATGATCTTTGCGGCGTTCAACCAATGAACGGACCTACTGGACTCATCTTTGCGATGCGTTCACGTTATCAGAACCAAAGTGGTACTGAAGCTTTCTACAATGAAGTAGATTCGGCATTCTCAGGTCAAAATAACCTAAGCAATCTTACTGCTGGTTATATTGATGGAACTGTTGGTTTAGGTACTACTAACCAAAAAGGAACCAATCCTTCAGTTCTAGATCCATCGGACCAATCAAATAACGTTAGTGGCAACAATGCCTATAATGTTGGCGAAGGCATGACCACTGGCAATGCTGAAGCACTTGGAGACGACGCATCTAATAACGCTTTCAACGAGATGGCATTCTCGATTGAAAAGCTTACCGTTACTGCTAAGTCAAGAGCTCTAAAAGCTGAATACTCACTCGAACTCGCACAAGACCTGAAGGCAATTCACGGTCTGAATGCAGAAGCTGAGCTTGCTAATATCCTCAGCACAGAGATTCTCGCTGAAATCAACAGAGAAATCATCCGTACCATCTATAAGGTTGCTGTTCCTGGTGCTCAGGTTAACACCGCTACCGCTGGTACTTTTGATCTTGACGTTGACTCCAACGGTCGTTGGTCGGTTGAGAAGTTCAAGGGTCTGTTGTTCCAGATTGAGCGTGACTGTAACGCCATCGCCCAGCTGACTCGTAGAGGAAAGGGCAACATGATCATCTGCTCTGCAGACGTTGCCTCCGCTCTGACCATGGCTGGTGTACTGGATTACACCCCCGCCCTGAACGCTAACCTGAACGTTGACGACACCGGCAACACCTTTGCTGGTACCATCAACGGCAAACTGAAGGTTTACATTGATCCGTTCTCGGCTAACATCTCTGACACCCACTACTACGTGGCTGGCTACAAGGGTTCCAACGCTTATGACGCTGGTCTCTTCTATTGCCCCTACGTTCCCCTGCAGATGGTTCGCAGCGTTACCGCTGATTCCTTCCAGCCGAACATTGGCTTCAAGACCCGTTATGGTCTGGTTGCCAACCCCTTCGCTGAAGGTCGCAAAGAGCAGAACCAAGGTCTGGGTCGTCTGTCTGATAACACCAACCGTTACTACAGACGTGTACGTATCGAGAACCTCATGTGATTCTCGGTCCACACTCTGTATGACGATGAGCCGCAAATGATGCTTCGCGCAGCAGAGCTTGGGCTTTGCTCGGCACAGCTCCGGCTTGACCCCGGTTGTGGCTCATCAAGCTGCAACTACGCATTCATCCACACAGGC